AGACAAATAACAGAAGGCGGTAAAAGTATTGTATACAATGTACATTTTAAAGTAGTAGGAACAGACACTGACGGCAGTGGTAAGACTTACACTTTAGAAGATGAAATGTTAGCTTTTAACATGTCCTCTGTTGATACCACAGACTCAAGTTTTATTAATATAGACGATGTTACAGATGAGATAGCTAAACAGTGGGTTGTAGATTTTTTTGCAAGTAATAATAATTTAGATGTGGCATTTACAAACTTATTGTATGGTGTTCCAGATAGTGACGGAACATGATAATATAAACTATGGCTTATAAGAGAAAAACAAGGAAAAAACCTACAAAGAAAAAAGCTTTGACTAAAAGGCAGGAGGCTACTATGAAGCGACATTCAAAACACCATTCTGCTAAACATATGAAATATATGAAGAATCTTATGATGAAAGGTAGTACTTTTACTGCTGCTCATAAGAAAGCTCAAAAAGCAGTTGGTAAATAATGTACGAATATAGTTGCGAGATAACCCGGGTGGTAGACGGAGATACTGTTGATGCCATAATAGATTTAGGTTTTGACGTATCCTATAAGTCTCGTGTCAGACTATACGGGATCGACACACCAGAATCACGAACACGTGATTTAGATGAAAAAGCTAGAGGTAAACTAGCAGGAAAATTTTTATCAGATGCTATCCTGCACGCTGATGATTTAAAAATACAAACAAAACTAGACAAGAAAGGGAAGTTCGGTAGAGTTCTAGGCGTTATTGTTGCAGATGACGTAGATCTAAACCAAGCAATGATTGATAACTACCTTGCTGTTGCTTACACAGGGCAAAGCAAAGACGACATAGAATCAGAACATTTAGCAAACAAACAAAAACTATTGGAGCTTGGAAAATATGAAGAAGTTACTGGGTAATATAATAGGGAGCGTCGCTCCAACATTAGGGACTGCGCTAGGCGGACCATTAGGTGGTATGGCAGGGGATGTTATATCAAAAGTATTAGGCGTAGAAAATGACCCTGCTTCTTTAGAAAAAGCTATACAAAACGCCACTCCTGAACAGTTGATTGAAATTAAAAAAGCGGAAAAAGATTTTGAAGCTAAGATGAAACAGTTAGATATAGATCTATACGATTTAGAGGCTCAAGAAAAACAACACGCACGAAACACATTTAGTAAAGACTGGACTGCAAGAATAATTGGTGTAGCCATGGTTGGTGGTTTCCTTGGCTATATCTTCCTCGTGACTCTCCAACCACCAGAACAAAACAGTGAGGCTCTAATTAATTTGGTTTTAGGTTATCTCGGTGGCCTAGCATCTGCAGTAATATCATTTTATTTTGGGGCCTCCAATAAACAAGACTGATGGAATCAGCAGTCACCGTAATACAAGAAGTTGGCTTTCCTATTGCAGCTGCTCTAGGTTTAGGGTGGTTTATTTATAAACTAATTATGCGTATTGTCGATGGCATGGAACAAAAACTAGATGTAGTTGACGAAAAAGTAGCCGGACAAATACAGGCAATTGAAGAGAGACTTGGCACGAAACTTGACTCACAGCATGGTATTTTAGTAGCATTAATAGACAGGGTGCGTAGTTTAGACAATGAAATTATAAGACAAGACACTTTGATTAAAACTATTCTTGGCGTGCCTCAACTTATAGATAGCAATAAAATTGCCAAGGCGGATAGAGATGACCAAAGAAAAGACTAAAAAACAATTAGAAAAAGAATATGCAGAAAAAATAGTTCTGTATAAAGTTGTATTAGTAATAGGCCTTATTTTATTTTTAGGAATACTGGGTTTAAATTTAAAAGCAGATCAAATAGTGTATGGCTTCAAAAACCCTAGTTTCAGTGGAGTAGGCACTAGTTCACACTATCTTACTATTGAGAACCAAGAGTTTAATCGTAAAGAAAATATTAAAGCAGAACTAAAAGCTTATAAAGAACAGCTTAAAAGAGATGCAGAAAATACTACGCTTGCAAGATTTATACGTAATTTAGAGTCTAGAATATATGCACAGTTATCGAGACAACTAGTAGATGCTTTGTTTGGAGATACTCCTCAAACACAAGGTATCATTGAATTGATGGGTAATACTATTGAGTATAGTGTAAGTGAAGATGGTACAATGATAACCTTAAAGATAACAGACCCAGATGGCAATACTACAGAAATTACGGTACCTATCGGTTCTTTTACTTTCTAGTTGCGCTTCGTTATTAATAGAAGACCCTATAGAAAATAACATAGCCCCGATACGGAAAATCGAATCAGCACAAATAGAAGAGCTAGTTATAACAGACTTGCAAGAATGCCGTACGCCTGAAAGAAAACCAACTGTAGCTGTGTATGGAAGCGCATTTACAGATCAAACAGGTCAAAGACTTAGTAATTCTATGTATGCTAGCTTCTCTACAGCTATAACTCAACAACCTAGCGCCTATCTTATCAAAGCTCTTAAAGACGCATGTAAACAAAATGGGGGTTTTTTTACCGTAGTAGAAAGAGGTGGGTTAGATAACTTAACTAAAGAACGCCAGATAATCCGTAGTGGTAGAACTGAGAACAAAGACAATACAAAGATAGGTACTTTGTTGTTTGCAGGTTTATTATTAGAAGGGTCAGTAGTTTCATATGAATCTAATGTAACATCTGGTGGGGCAGGTGCTAGGTATTTAGGGATTGGTATATCTAAGGCCTATAGAACAGACTCAATAACCATACAACTGCGTCTTGTGTCTGTAAACTCAGGTCAGGTGTTACTTGAAAAACTAGTATCTAAGACCATTCTTAGTGTATCATTAACAGACGACGTGTTTCGTTTTATTGAAGCTGGTACTGAATTAGTAGAGATAGAAAGTGGTGTGGTGCGAAATGAGTCTGGAGGACTTGCTTTGCGTTCTGCCATAGAAACAGCCGTATTAGAAATTATCAAGGAGGGTGAACAAGCTGGATATTGGAGTTATAAATGAAAAAACTTTTACCCTTACTATTAGTTGGTTTTTTGTATGCTGACAATGAAGTGTATGTTGACCAGTCCGGGAATAACGCAAACATAGACATAGAACAATTAGGTTCATCTAACATCATTGGTGGACTAAACGCTGTTAGTGGTACTATGACCGCGCTCGATCTTGATGGTTTAAATCTTACTTTAGATATAAATCAGATAGGTAGCTCAAACAAATTTTTAGGTGATATCTTAGGAGATAGCATTACAGGTTTTTTTGAGTTTGATGGAGACAGCAACGTATTTGATATACAAGTAGATCCAACTGATACATATGGCGCAGATTCAGGTAACTACAATGTAGACGTAACTGGTTCTAGTAACGACTTTAATTTAAATGTTGGTACTAATGCTTTAGCTTCGACACTTGACTTAGACTGGATAATTAATGGAGATAGCAACACATTTGATTTCGACATTGATTATGACCTAGGAACATCTTATGTGGATGTTGATGGGGATTCTAACTCAATAACATTTGACGGAAGTGGATATCAAAATGGATATTTCTATCTTGACCAAACAGGCAACAGCAGGACTTTTAACATTACGCAATCATCTACATTGGCTAGCGACTGGCTTAAGATTTTGTCTACTGGCAATAATGGCACTGTGTGTGTTGTTCAGAACGACGGCGGTACAAGCACAAGTTGCTAACATTGGAGATATATCTGAGCTAAACGGCTCTGCTGAAGTAATACGAGATAAGCCTTATGGGGCTGAGTTAGACTTTGGCATTCAACAAATGGATGATGTCCGTACTACTACGGGCCGTGTAGGAATTACTTTCCTGGACAACTCTATTGTACGATTAACAGAACATTCTAAGCTAGTTATTACTGAATATGTATTTGATCCTGATCCTTCGAAAGGCAAAATGGCTTTACAATTTGCAAGTGGTACAGCTAGATTTGTAAGTAGTAGATTAGGAAAAATAGATAAAAGTAGAATAAAGTTATCCACACCTACTGCAGATATAGCGATCAGAGGAACTGATTTTACTTGCACAGTAGATGAACTAGGCCGCAGCTTAATAATATTATTGCCAGACGAAAATGGTATATCTAGTGGTGAGATACTTGTTACCACTGCTACAGGTAGTGTTACTCTTAATAAACCTTACCAAGCTACAACTGTAGAAGTATGGGAGACAGCCCCAAGTAAGCCTGTAATACTTGATCTTACTTTAGATGTAATAGATAACATGCTTATTGTTACACCTCCGGACGAACAAAACTTATCCACAGAGTCATCCACAACGTCCGTAGCAGATAGCGGAGCTATATTAGATATAGATTATTTAGAGTTTAACGAATTAGAACAAGATTATTTAGCTGAAGATACTTTAGAGTTTACAGAGTTAGACATAAACTTTTTAGATGTGAATTTTTTTGAAGATTTATTAGCAATAATAGAAGAAGTAGATGAATTAGATACTAAAAAACTAACCGTAGGCACCTCAATACAAGGTACAGAAATAGGACAAGATTTAGAAACACAGATAATTACTTTATTACAAGGAGAACAAATTGCATTTCAAAGAAAAGTTAATCAAAATGCACAGTTGACGGTAAACAGTTCTCAAGGTTACACTATTATTTTAATACAGGATGGTAAATACCAACAGATTGTAGTTAATGGTGGAGGTAATTCTACTATTACAATTACACAGGGATCAGGATGAAGAAATGGATTTCACTACTTAGCATACCAATACTATGTCTGCCGTTATTGTTTAACTGGCAAGCCTTTGAAATTCTAAAACTTAAAACATTTGATGCTCTTGTACAAATACCAGAACCATCTAATAATTTTGTATTGTTAGATATAACAGAGAATGACCTATCTCTATCTGGTGGATGGCCCTTCCCCCGTCAGGAACTTGCTAAAATTCATTTGGACCTCATAGAAGCAGGTGCTTGGGGTGTGGGTTGGGTCATCGCTTTTCCACAAAAAGATAGATTTGATGGAGATAAAGCCTTTGCTGATGCGTTGGCAGGCACACCAAGCGTTCTTGCTATGTTTGAAAATAATAATGATGAGTTTCCTCCTACAACAGGCACAGTTGTATTAGGTGATGGAATTCCTATACAAGCGATTTCTGTACAAGGTGTAATACAAAATACACCCGAACTTGCAAATGCTAGTAATCAAGGGCTGGCAGTTGCACGTACTGATGTAGATAAATTAGTAAGAAGATTACCTCTATTGTTACAAACACCAGATGGTTGGACGCCGGCATTTGGTGTGGAAGTTATGAAAATAATATCTGGATCAGATACATACATTATAAAAGGCCAAGAAGGCGAGATTGTAGAACTTACTTTACCAAACTATGCAGAAATACCTGTAGATGAAATAGGTAGAAGGTGGGTAACATGGAGTGATACTCCACGAACTACGCTTCAAGAAATGGATGTAAAAGATAGGTTTGTGTTTGTGGGTGTGACTGCAAAAGGTGTCATGCCTCAAATAGCTACGCCAGCTGGGTTGTTGTATCCGCATGAAGTACAAGCTGCAATGGCTGAAAGTTTAACAGTAAATGTGCCTCAAATACCGGGTGCAAGCCTATTATATGAATTACTTATACTGATAGGGTGTTTAATATTAAGCATAATTATAATACGTAGTTTACCTGTTACAGGCACTATGGTTGGTATGATTGTTTTGTATACAAGTATTGCTATAGCTGCAGTATGGTTTGTACGAAATAATATACTTATAGACTTTAGTTATAGCGCAGTAGCTATAACACTTACATCTGTACAAGAATTTTGGTTAAGGTTTGGGGAACAATATAAATTAAGACAACAGATAAAAAAACAGTTCGAGCACTATCTGGATCCCAGACAAGTCGCACGATTACAAAAAGATCCTAGCTTACTTAAATTAGGAGGAGAACGTAGAACTTGCACGTTTCTGTTTACTGATGTTAGGGGATTTACAAACTTATCTGAAAAGTTAGAACCTGAACAAGTAACAGAAATAATGAATAGAGTATTAACTGAACAAGTTACGTGCATCCAGGCCCACGGTGGGATGGTGGACAAATTCATAGGCGACGCATGTATGGCCATATTCAATTCCCCCCTAATGATTGATAAACATGAACAACGTGCTGTCGCCTGTGCTCGTGATATGCGCACGGCAATGCGTATGCTGCAGAAAGAATTGCCTGAACCAATTGCTATAGGTATAGGTGTAAATACGGGTGAAGCTGTAGTAGGAAACATGGGCAGTAATACAAGATTTGATTATTCAGCTATAGGAGATGCTGTAAATACAGCTGCACGATTAGAAAGTGCAACTAAAAAATATGGAGTGGATATTCTTATTGGAGAACGTACAGCAGAAAAAGTGGACAAATGTTTCCCACACGGAAAGATTCAAGTAAAAGGTAAAGAGAAACCATTAAAAGTGTATACTGTATAAATGACTAGAAACTATAAAAGCGAATATGCAAACTACCATTCGTCTCCAGAACAAAAGAAAAGACGAGCAGCTCGTAATAAAATACGCAGACAAATGTTAAGAGAGGGTAGAGTTAGAAAAGGAAGTGTTATAGATGTACATCATGTAGATGGAAATCCTGCTAATAATTCAAGAAGTAATGTAGTTTTGCAACATAGATCAAAAAATAGGTCTTTTAAAAGAAAATGACCTCACAGAATTGCGTCTAACGCATTTTAAGCACATAGTCCTTGTGCTGATATCAAAAATACTTAAAATTCAATACAGAGCCTCTCCGTGCGTGCTACGTAACTTTGGTTTTTTCTAAGGTTTTTATGAGTCTATTTAAGTACCATTGGGCTTTTTTTAAATCTTCAACACCTTTTTTAGCTTCATACCGCCAAATATACTTTTGAATGTTGCCTTTTAAATAACCTTTGAATGCTTCGAGTGTCATACTTTCTTTGATTGCGTCTATGCATTCTATATCTCCAGAGTTGTAGTGTGGTGGTGAATTGACCATGTCTTTCATTTTTTATCTCCTAAACAATGTTTTGTGAGTGCTTCTATAAAATTTTTAAAAGATACTGCTTTTTTCTTAAATTCTTTTAAAGTAATTTCTTTAATTGTAAAATCTTCCATTACGTACACTAGATCTTGAGATGCAAAAACTGTGTACGTAAATACTCCATGTTCTTTTTGACGTGTTAACCAAATGCGTTGTTGTTCTGATAAATTAATTTTTATCTTTGACGTGCATTTTGCAGGCAGCGCATGTTTGTATTTGTATTCTATCCAACAATTACTATTTGGACCTGAGTAATAAGTATCAGGCACACCGCCGTGGTAGGGATCGTTTATCTTCCAACGATAAACTTCTTTAGATAAGTGTCTATGCACTTTGTTTATGAACTCCTTTTCTTTCACACAAGGAGTATAACATACGTACAAGGGTGCGACAGAATATGTCGCACCTGTACGAGATATGACTACTTAGTTTGAGTAGCAAAAGTTTTTTCATAAAACTCTTTTGCAACATTGTAAGCAGATTCTTTCAACCAACCAACGTTAGAAACAGATATGTTCATGAACTTCTGTCCTGCTTTGTTAGCTGTTTGAACAGATGAAAGTTTCCATAAAGAAGCAAATCTGTCTCCACCAAGCTTCATTATTTGAGTATTCCATTCTCTAGATACTCTAAGCTTAGAAGAAGAACAGTCAAACAAGAAAGGTATTTCTGATACTTCTCCTGTTGCTTCATCTATTTTTAACAAAGTATGAGTTTGAGTCTGTGTGATTTCATGGTCTTCGACCTTGTTACCACCGTCTTCAAGATACTTAATAGCTTCTGCTTGTGTAGGGAATGTACCTACTAAGCCACCACCTTTTTCTCTTTTTACCCATACAACATACTCTTCTCTGAAGTGTACGTTGACTACGTAAAGTTCTTTACCGTAGCTTTCTTTGGTTACAGTATTTATAAAGTCACCAACTTTGGCTCCTTCTATATATTCACTGTGGTTTTCATCTACTTCGTTTGATAACTGTTGAAGTTGTTTTAAACGAGGAGTAGATAAATGTTCTGAGTTAATGTTTTCATTACCCAGATTATTGCTTTGTTTAACGTGAGCAGGCATCTCACTTGTTACTATACTTATATCATTAGACATCGAACGTTCTCCTTTTTTCATCTAATTATAATTATGCTGATCTAAAGTTAACTCTAGTCAGCTCCGTACTTTTAACACCTGGTACATCCATACCAGAAGTTATAAGTTCTCTGTAGGCAGTTGCAGACATACGTTTTTGCAACAACTCAAATTGATTAGTATCAATAATGTGTTGATGTAACGCGTCCCAATCTTCTACAGTGGGCACAATCTCATTTTTAAGTGAGATTGTACAAACATCATTAGAAATTTTATCGAGCCCTTGCTCTTGCATTCTAATAGATATTTGACTTTCTAACTCGCGTTGTTGTGTTTTAAGAAGTTTTTCTTCAGCTTGTACAGATTTTATTTCTGTTCTTACTTTAGTTACTTCTGATAATAAATCATTTAATTTTTTCATGATATCTCCTTAAGAATATGTAATAAGTTTTCCATACGACCTAACTTGGTATTGAGTTTTTTGTATACCTCAGGTTCCCAAGTGCCTCTGGCTTGAATAAGTATTGTTTCAGTCTTTTGTGTTTGACCTGCTCTGTATATACGCTGATTAAATTGTTGATAATGCTCAGCGTTATATGTTGGCGAACACCAGATTACAGTGCTTGCACGTGTAAGAGTAAGGCCGTGCGATGCAGATTGTGGGTGGCAGAATAAAACTTTAATTTGTCCAGCCTGATATCTAGCGACTATATCTTTTCTACGTTCAGCAGGTACAGTGCCATCAATAACATCATATGTAATACCTTCTTTGTTGGCTAACTCTACTAATGCATCGCGTTCGTGTTTCCAATTGAATGCTACTAAACTATGCGCACGTTGATTTACGAGTGTCATAACTATGTCGTATCTTTCTTGGTGTACAAACTGGACCACACCATCTTCATCGTACACTGCGCCCGTAACAAGCTGGAGTAACTTCTTGACACGGGCGGCTGCATTTACAGCGTTTACTGTGCCAGACTTAGTATATAAGACTGACTCATCAGCTAGTGTTTTATATTGTTTTTGTATGTTTGGTGTTAGTTTTGTGTTAACTGTACGTACAATATTATCTGGTAGATCTATGCAATCGGACAATGCAAAACGTATAGATATATCAGAAAGTTTATCTGCTACCGCTTCTTCTATGCCTGGTTTGTCTATCCATTCATTAGCAAAGCCATTGAACTTTGGCGTACAAACTTGATGTCTAAAAGCATAGAACCTAGTACCTAGTCGCTTCCCATCATCGATGAGAAGCGCTGGGTGCCAGATATCTAGAATAGTATTACTATTAGGAG